GCGGCGGCGAATCATCTTACCCAAACCTAACTGGGCATAGATGTTAACCAAAGGCTCAATTGCTATAGCTCGCTCCGTCGTGGCGGTTTTTGGAACGAACGTTACACGGTTGCCTGGAACCGCAGTGAGATGATCCGGTTTAACGAACGGCCAAAAGCCGTCCATCTCCGTATCAGTAACACTACGTGCCCATGAGGGAGAACTCATCACGAGTATTGCCCCCAAGTCCCGAAAGTCATGAGTGACTGACGGGCTGACCTGCAGCTTATCGTAAACGGACGTGAGTCCACGCGCCGAAGGGTGATTAAACGCCCCCGGGCCGAAACGACAACTACTGATCCACTCAGACGAACTGACAGTAGAACCCAAAACCTCTCTGATTTTAACGCCCGCTAGGCAAAATGCCTTGCGTACAACGCTGGAAAACCCGGAAGGGTTCAGCAGAAAGGAACGGATCCGACTATTAGTCACCCTGCACTGCTCCTCCGCTTCGGCAAATTTCGCCTTAGCAGTAGAGCGTGGGTCCAAACCTTCAACTTCGAAGGGTGTCTTTCTGAGGAAATCCACGGCCTGTCGGTCGCGGAACAGCCTCTCGGGACAATTATAGGAATCCACATCGACGGCCTTTGCCACAAGTTGTGGGAGGTCGTTGTAGCGCAAAAGAATCTCACAAGAAAGTGAGATCGGGGTGTCTAGTGAACAATACAGTTCAGTAGCAACCTCTCGAAGGACGGCAGGGCCGTCGACAACGAGATCCCTAGCCGTTGCGGCTAGAGAACCGAACAGGGCCTTCCCGGCCCGGTTCATTTCCTTGACGTGCTGGGAAGCACGACGAGTTCCATAGTGCACCCCGTTCGTCTAAAAGCGTCCAATATCGTTTCAGATAGAGGGCGCCCTTTCGGCTTTACGAGGGAACACACAGGTTCTACGTACTCCGTGTCATCCACCAGCCCAGTAACTCGCCCAAAGAAGGCATAGTACTGGCTGCGCGGCAAACCTATCTTCTTGCTCAGGGTGAGCATTCGCGAACTCATTTCGGGGCTCATAAGGCCTCGCGAAATGATGAGTCGGATGCTCTGGCTGTGCAGAGGCCCATGGATCTTAAACGCTAACGAAACGTAGCGATGAGAAGCACCAACGGTGACTTCCCCAGATCGGCCAGTAAAAACTGAGTCGAAAGAGTCCATGAAAACCTCAGATAGTTAGGTAGGAACAGCGCCCGATTCGGCAGCGGTCTTGATGATCGCTTGTCCGACCGCTTCTTTGAAGCGGGCATAAGCTTCGTCGGCTTCCGCCACCGAAAGCTTCGCTGGGCGAAGGAGTTCAAAGTTGAAGGTCAGGGTCCCGTCAAGGGCCCCCGTCGTACCGTTGACCACGGGGCGCGTAAGCTTCCCCTTGATGCGGTAGACTCCGTTCACCTTATCGGCCGGGATCTTGCGATCCAAACGGAACCGTGAGGTGCCCAAGATAGACGTCGCACCACTTTCGACCCATTCAACGCCATCCGGTTCAACCGAGTAGACGTTGTACGTGACGTTAGTGGCCGCGTTGTTCTTGAGGGTGAGGTCGGCAGCTGCTGCCATAGATCTCCTAGTAAACGCTCAAACGAGCAGAATCTTAATCACGAGGAGTGCGAGCTAGTTCCTTCAGTTTCTTAACTTCCCGTACCAAGTCTTGGTCTGACAACTGTTTGAGGTCATCCGCGCTGAGTAAAGACGGTTTCCCGTGCTTCTCTTCGCAGATATTCGACCACGCCCAGTAATCAGATTCCAACTCGGCCCGGTGAAAGTTAGGGTCCTTAGGGTTCATGACTCACTCCAGGGTTAAGAGGGTTGGGTTAAATCCTCACAGTACGTGAGGACGACGACCGTAGTAAGGCCAAAGAAGTGATGACCCGCTTCAAATTGAAGGGATCCTCATTCACGACCGGTTCTACAGTCAAGCCTGACAAACTCAAAGGAGACCGGCTGTATATCCTCTTTCTCGCCTTGAGACTGGCGGGGTAGCCATAATGGCGTGCCCCACCAGCTTCATAGGACGTAAACCAGAGAGTATACGAGCCATCCGCTTCTAAAACGGATGAAGTCATAGCAGAGATGAGTTGCAATCCCTGCAGAGCTGTGACCGCAGTGAGCCAGTCCCCGACTGATATGAACCAGTCGAAGACGAAGCTATACGGAACGAGCTCCCACGCGACCAACGCCGGGTTCACTAAGCCCATTTGTTGGAAAGCAGCAACGGCCGTGTTGTCAATACGGCAACGAAGCTTGACACGGACGGTTCTGGAGCCCTTCGCAATTGCGACGGAACCCCACGTGCCAGCGCCGGTTGGGTTAACTTGGCGTGCCAGAGTGTTTTCACTCCTTAACGTTGCGTTAACAACAAAATCCTCCGCGCGCCCGAGGTGATGCTGAGCCAAAAGCTCAGCACTACCCTTGACATCCATCAGTAGGGGTAACCACCCATACCGATACTCAAGCCAAGTCTTGTGGACCTGCTTGGGTGAGATGTCAAGTTGTCTAGAGACTTCCCTAAAGTCTAACCTCCGTAAAGCCCGGTAGGCCCTATCAATCCGCGTTGCCGTGGAGAGAATCAGGTCACCGGTCTTCCTGGCTTCAGCAATCGATACTGCGAAGTTCGATTTCATGTCGCCGGCCTTCAGAAGCGCTTTTGTCTTCGCTTCATTCAGCATAGAGGCCTCATCTCGGAGAATAAGGTATTGAAATATCTTATCCTCAGGATGATAAGTATGCAGATACCAGGGATTACTTTCAGCGACGACCCAATTAATGCCGTCGCTTACGGTTCCCAAGGCACTGTATGGCCAGAGGTACGCAGCATAACGTTCCGTCGGACTCTGATACGCCCACCTTTGTTGGTCGGTGTAAGAGTTTTCCGGTTCATTAGTACGTCCACTTCCGGGATACCCAACTGTGTTCGTCCAATTCCTGGACCTGTAATCAGCAACTTGTGTATAGGTCGAACCGGCCTTAACACTCGTGCTGGACAGGTCCTTAAGATCAGACGGCACAATGGCTCCTTGTAGTGATGTGCTAGGCTCTCCATAGAGAGAAGCCTAAGAGAGATAAGGGTCCACCAGCATTGCGCTGGT